TCCGATGCTTTGGTAATTTTCATCTGCACCCACTCAGGCATGTTGTCATTGTCATCCAGCATGCCATTGAGTCTGCGAGCAGCACGCACAATGGTCTGCAATTGATCTTTGGCTTGATCACCTTCGTAATCATACTCGCCTTGATCAACCATGTCTACTTGATCGCCATCGCTGTCTGCTTCATAGTCTTGGCTTTCGGTGATAGATTCGCCCAAATAACCATAGTTTTCCAACAGGTTCATGCCTGCTTCGTCGGCGTAGATAACAATACCGTCAACAGTTTCGTCACAGATCCAAGTTTCAAACAGGGTTTCTTCGCGAATATTGATCGCAAAGTAGTCGCCGCGCACAGGTTGACTGTAGGCACGCTCTGATTCAGCAATGTATTCGCGAAGACTTTTCATCATTTTAGCCCTTGTATTGTTTCCACAGACGTGTTATGTCAAGAATACTTTCTTCAACTTTGTTGTCTTCTTTGTCTTTAACGGCTTTTTTCATTGGCTCTTTTTTGTCACCATCTTTGTCCATGTCCAAGAAGTCAGGTTTTTTACCTTCGGCTACACCGGCCATTTCACGCAGTCTGGCCAATTCATCTTCGCCTTCGTAGGTCATCATGCGATTTTCTTGGCCTGCAATCACAGGCACAGTGGTTTGACCAGTGCTCTTGGGTTTGTTGAGTCCACCAGAATATTGCAGTGCGTCATTGCTCTGCACTTTGTCTGTAGGCCATTCAGGCTGATTTTCGTCAACTTGTTCGTCAGGGCTGCCACAAGTTTCTGCGTTGGCATCGCTGCCAACTCCAGCCATCTTGAGCAATTTGCCCAACATCATGGCATCGTCGTCTGTGGCTGTCACTGTTAACGATTTGGAAGGGCCTCCGTGCATGTCATTGTTCATGCTCATTGAAATGTTCATTGACTCGGCAATCATTTGTTCTAGCTCACGATTCATTGAGTCGTAAATGCCTTTGCCAAATTGCATGCCGCTTTTGCCTGCTTTGGGCGCAGCAGTGGCCACACTACCTGACACTGTGGTTTCTTCTACTTCTTCTTTTTTCTTGCCTTCAGGCTTTTTCTTCTCAGGCAGGCCTTTGTGCTTGGTAGCAGCAAAGTCTTCTGCGTCTTTCTTGCCCATTGACTTAGCCACTTTGGATACTTCTTTGCTGGCAGGCTTTTCACCTTTTTGTGCAGCATGGACCATGCCCATGAAACGCTGTTGCTTTTTGCTCACTGCTTTTTCATCCACTTGTTCAGCACCATCGGCCGCTTTGCTGACTTTGTATCCGGCTTTTTTCAACATGGCCATGGCCTGTTTGATTTCTTCACTGTCGTGTTCGGCTTCTTTGGTCATAAGTTTTGACTTGCCACTTGGTCCCTTGGCACCCATGCTCTTGCCTGTGCCTTTGGGACGGCCACGACCGCGTTTTTCGCCATCTGCTGGAGCGTCATCACCTGTGTCAGTTTCGCCTGTCTTGGCATCGTATCTGCGAGTGTGCTTGATGCCAGTGGCAGTTTTTTCAATTTCGCCTTTGGCGCCTTGCACCTTGTGGCCAGCTTTGACTTCGCCACGACGTTGGTCAACAGCTTTGATCATGTCATCCCAGCCTTCGTCAGTTTTTTCTTGTTTGCCGCCTTGGCGCAGCATGGCAAAATCATTGGCATCAAGTTTACCGTTGTTGTTTTTGTCTAGTTTCTTCTGGCCACCACGGAGTGCACCACGCATGGCTTCAGCAGCCACATCACCCAGCATCTCATCTACTTCTTTTTTGGCACCAGCAATTTTGTCAGCAAAAGTGACTTTGTCTGCTGGAGGTGCCAGCTTGGCAAAACTTTTTTGTTTTGCCGTCATGGGTTTTTCTTCCAGCGGGCCGTATTCTTCTTTGGCCATTTTTTTGTTCTTGATCTCGTTCATGCCGCCTGGACCAGCAAAATTACTGACTTGACTGTCTTGATGCATGGGCGAGTAATTGCCTGGCTTACGTCCAGTTTGTGGAACTCCTACATCTCGCTGCAAATTCTTCAACAGCTTTTCATCGCCAGGAGCAACTACATCCATGGCCTTGGTGGCTGCTTTTTTTATGCCGCCGCCAATGGTCTTAACAATAGATCCTAGACCTTCTTCTACTGAATCGTCGTATTTGTTGTATTTGTCTCTGATCTTGTCAAGATCTTTGCCTTGACGACCAGCTTTGGCCAAGGCCTGCATGCCTTCTTTGCCATATTTTTCAATGCCTTTGGCATGGCGACTCATGTCGCGCTCATTGAGTTTTTGAGTCACTGGCTTGTCTGCAATGTCAGTTAGACGTTTGTTTAGTTCATAGAAAAAAGTCATGTTATCATCCTCGAGGTTGGGCGCCAGTGGCTGGCTTGGGTGGTCGTTTGATATTGGTCATAGGGCTGCGTGTGCCCTGTGGCAAATCATTACTGGTCTTGGCAGCAGGGGTCTTACCGCCTGCCACTGTAAAGTCTGAACGATATTGATTTTGTAACACCACATGATTGTGCGCTTCAACACCGTAGTCCTTTTTCAGACCATCTTGTACTTTGTTGTTTTTGGGATAGTCAGTGTTGGCCAACAGATCTTTGTTTTCAGTTTCAACTCGGTCTGCTTCGTCAACTAAACCGTCAACATAATCTTGAGTCTGCATCACGACAAGATTGGGATTGCCGCCCATGAGTTGATACAGTTGTTTGATTTGAGGCTCAATGGCTGGATAACGAAAACTCACATCAAACATGGTCACAGCATCATTTTGATTGTTAGGAAAGTCTGTGAGAATTTTTTGTATGGGCGTGACCTTCACTTCGCCCATCTTCACAGGATCAAATTGATCCAGTTTGGATTTGAGGTCACGAACTTGTTCGTCCGGAATGCGCCCGCACAGCTTGATACGATAATCGTATGTGCGTTCACTTTCTGCTAGATATTTGGCAAATGATTTCATGTCAGGTTCCTGTGATATATTTATTCATTTTGCGTTTTTTGATTCTTACCCAGAATACGCTCCAACAGTTCGTTGCGACTGAGCACATGCCCAGTGCCTTGTTGTGGTGTGGCTGCATCCGGAGGTTGTTGTTGATCCAGTCTGGCTTTTTTCAGCTGAAGGTCAATCATTTTGAGTTTTTTGTCTAGTTTGGCTGTTTTGGCAGTGATGGCATGACCCAACATGTTAGACGCCACTGAAAAAATCTCTGATGCAAAGCGGCTGTCCACTTGCATGCCCAGATCCATGAGATCTCGATAGCTGTCAGTGGCCAAGCCAGCCAACTCATCCATTTCCTGGTCAGTGGCGTCTAGACCACGCACAGCCGGCAGAGCTGAATCAATTTTGTCTATGACCTGATCAATGTCTTGAATCAGTGCACGATTTTCAGCCAAATTGGGCACAGCGGCTGCAACTTCTTGATCAGTAGGTGGCAGGTCAAACAATTCTTCCAGTTTTCGTGTCATGATTTACTTATCTGTTTAATTGTCCAACCTTTGTGATGTGCAAGGTGCCCATTTTTTACGCCGCTCATTTTTGTGTAAATGAGATTGTGTGCTTTACATCCCTTCTTCATGCTTTCATACATGTATTCAGTGCCGTCAGGTGATACAAATATAGTAAGTTGACATGGGCCCTTGAGTCCAGTGACTCCTTTGTTCCAAGGCTGGTATCCTTTTTTCTTGATGCGTTCCCATCCTGCTTTCATTGCATCCTTATGCGTTTGAGGCCTTGATTTTCCTTTGTGCATTCCAACAACACCGCCACCTTCTCCAGTTTCAGGTTTAAGATTAGCCCACTCAGGAGATTCAACAACATTCCAAAGCTGACTGTAGTGTTGTCCAAGCTCTTGAATTAGTTGACGATCAAAAGTTTCGTGCAATATTTCAGTGTCAACTAGATAGCCGTGTTTGCTGATGTGGGCAAGCCATTTGATACCTGATCCTTTATACTTGTGTGGATTTCTTTTAGTAAATCCTAGATATTTTAAGTTGGTTATTTTGTGGGTTTTTTTGTAAAGATAATAAACAGTCATACCTTATTTAGTAGACTTTGCATAGTTTACTATTTACGGCCGTTGTGAAAGAGATCGTCTTCAGTTATAACGCGAAACGTTAATCCGTGTTGATTACACCACTTCTGAGCTGATGCCCATTTGGCATAGTTCACAGCAATCACAGCTCGGTCTCTGGGATTTTGTCCTTCTTTGAGCTGGCTTTGACCTTTGGGTTTGATTTCAATCAACTCAGCTTTGACTGTGTTGTCTCTGGTACGATAGGTTATGAGAAAGTCAGGCACATAGCTGGTCATTTTGCCTGTGAGTGGATGCAAATAAGGAATGCGAATACTTTCAGATGCCCACTGCAAAATATTGTCGTTGGTATCACAAAAGCGCATGAAGCTGTGTTCCCAGCCCGACCTATATCTAGGCTGACCGTTGCCCACGTATTTTTTGGCGTTGATTACTTGATAAACACCCTGTGCCCATTTGCTCATTGCAGCACAGCTCTTGCAGCGTAGAAGTTTGGCACTAGCTGAGAATTCACTCCCAACAGTGTGGCACGAGTACGCACATTGTTGAGATAGTAGGCCATGTTAAGGGTCAGTTCTAGACCAGTCTGACCTCTGATATTGTCCAACAGTGTCAACACAGGTATGTTAGTTTGTTCAGCTACCTGAAACAAACTCACTGTGAAGTTGCCTGCAACTTCACCATTTTTCATTATGGAACGAAAGTAGCTGTTGACTATGTCATATTCGGCTGCAGGCACATTGGCTTCAAACTGATAGAATCTGTCGTAGATTCGCACTGTTTGGTCAATGTTTAGATTGGTATAGTTGACTGATCCTGTGGGCATTATACACCTCCGCCGCCACGCAGCACTTCGCCTGCTCTAGGGTTGCTGAGAGCAGTGCCAATTTGTCGCTGAGTAGTGGCTGTGGGGAACACCCAACCGTCGGCTTTGTTGATTACCTGTCGAGTAGCAGATGGCCCAAGGTCTCTAATGGCACCAGTGCCCAGGCTGATGGCTTCGCTCTTGACCACTGATCTAAGATTTTTACCTTTGAAGGTATTATAAGTTGCACCAGCTTTTTGTGCAGCGCCAATCAGACCGGCCACTGATCCAGACTCTAAGTCTTGCAAAATGCCTTGACCAGTGTTTAGTAAACCGCCTTGGCCAAAAATACTGGCTGTTGATCCAGCTCGTGCCAACGGACTGCGTTCTGTATCATAGTGAGCAGTGTCTGGCCAGGATACATTGGCGTCAGGCTTGCCCAGTGCACCGCTGAGATATTTTACAGTTTCATACTTGATGGTCATTGAATTCTGCATGATACCATTGCCTTCGCTGTAGTTGTAAGTATCATGATTGAAGTTGGATATCACAGGATTGATCAAGATATACCTTGCATACTTGTGTTGATCAAATCCGTAGATCTGTATGTCTTTGAAGAACGGTGGCTTGCCCGACGCAGAACTAGTACCGTCCATGAAGTTTTCGCCAATGAAACCCCAGTCACTGACAGATCTATTTTGACTGTAGATATCTCTAT